GTGGTGGTCGTGATGCCCGGGTAGTTCAGCAGGCCGAAAATTCCCTTGTCGGCATCACCGAACAGGGCCTTCTCGTCCATGAACTCCTCGTATGCACGGCGCGCAGCCGCAGCCCGTTCGGCCTGCAGCGGCGTACCGGTCATCATCGCTTGGCCGATCTCTTCCAGAGACCAGCGGTAGCCGATGTCGGCCATCTCGACACCGACCTCGTGCTTCGCACGCTCGCTGTCGGCAACGTGGATGTCCTTCGCGTAGTGATGAAACCAACCGGCTGCGCCGACTTTGTTCATCGAGTAGTACGTGACGGACTTGGCCCATTCGTTGGCGCTGGTATCGATCGGGATCAGCTTGTCGTACTGAATCTCGGGATACTGCTCCTCGTACACCGTGGCCTCGATGTGCGAGGTCTGGCTTACGACAAAGCCCAGCGCCTGTTGTGCGTCGGGAAGAAACATCTTTTAGTCCTTTCGATTGTGGTTCGGGTAGCGTGGCGCGTAAGCGCCCTGATGATTAGCTTGCGCTAATCAGGCAGGGGCTTAGGCGTTAGCGACCGGTCCCGGGATGTACAGCACAGCGAGTCCGTCCTGCGCGGCGTTGGTCACCCAGCGTGAGCCAGCGATGGCAACAGCACCACCACCGGAGTTGGCTTGGATGACGCCCGTCGCCGGGACGTAATAGGCGAAGGCACCGACCACCGCCGCAGCGCCGGTCGACTTCACCCAAATCTGGCCACGCCGCAGGACACCGGCATTCTTGCCAGCGCCGTACGCCGTAACCTCGGCCCCGAGTGCCGGGTCCTTGACCGTGATGCCAGCGAACGTGGCAGCAGCCGCGCCAAAGTCGATGATGTTGTTCATCGACTCCGCACCAGCCTCGGACTTGACGGCTTTGCCGAATCCGATGGTCGTTTCCGCTTCAACGATGCCAGTGAAAACATCGTTGTCAGTGCCATGGAGCATGCCCTCGAAGGCAGGCTGCATGCGCTCACTGTAGGTGGTCTGAACGAAAGGCATAATGCCTAACTCCCTTGTTGATGGATTGTGATACTCGGTTACGCTCGGTGCGCGGCGCTAGGCCGCGCTACCGTATCCCGTGAACGGCTTACGCCGCAGGCTTCTGCTTGTAGCCGTCACCGAGGCGCTTTTTGTACGCCGCGTAACCGGCAGGCTCGCCTTGCGAGTCACCGACCGGCATCGTCTGCGCGAAGTGCTGCGCCATGTGCTGCGCACCACCACCGGCAGGGGCCGCCGATTTGTCACCGACCTTGATACCGGCAGTGAGCGACGTGAACGCCACGCCGATCTGGCCAGCATCCCAGCCCTTGGCAGCATCGCCCAGCTTGTGGTCGACGACCGCCTTGCGCACCGCATCGGAATCGAGCGTATCGATATCCTTCGGTGCCTTGTCACCGAGCACCACCTTGGCCTTGCCGATCACCTCGGCGCGGTCCTTGACGAGTGCATCGACCTTGGCCGGGGTCATCACCGAGTCCTCGACCTGCTTTTTCAGGGCAACGATCTCGGCGTCCTTGGCCTTGAAGAGTTCCTCCTTCTTTTTCTTTTCCTCTTCCTCGTCCTCGTCGCGCTTCTTGGCATCGGCCGTCAGCTTCGCGACTTGTGCGTTGGCAGTCTCCAGCGCCTTGGCCGCGCTATCGAGTGCACGCTGGACGAATTCAGCGTCACGCTGTTCGAGCGCCACGCTGATGCCATCAATGAGGATGGTCTTGGTCGGCTTACCGTCAGCCATAGTATCAGTCTCCTGTGTGTTGCTGGCCGCTGTATCATCAGCAGTTACATCAGCGACCAGCGTGCCGTCGTCACCGATGCGAAGCTTGTGGCCACCACGTGCGCGGTCGACCAATGCGATGTGGTTCGCACGGATATTCCGTTGAACCGCGTCGTATGCGAGTCCCGAGGCAGGATCAATCCCCGGGGTGAAGTCCAAATCGCAGGTGTAGCCGACACTCAGTTCGGCCTTTCCTGCCTTGTATTTTGCGACTGCACCGGCATCCATAAGCGCCAGTGGCACCCGAATGAATTCGCCGTCCCGCACCACGTCCCCGTCAGCTTGGCCAACAGCCAGCTTGCTCCAGTTGGTGGAGTCCACCATCTGCGCCGGATGGTCGTCCGTGATGGTGGTATGCGCCAGCGATGCAAAGGCATCCTTTTTGAATACCTCCTCCTCGCTGCGGTACACGCGCACGGTTTGCATATCGTGCTTGCCGACTTCCTTGCCCGAATAGACTTGGATGCCGGTACGCGCGACGCGCGGGATCGCTGTGATGAAACCCTTTTGGGTCGTACGCACTTGAGCCGCGTCGTCAAACTCAAGCCGGTCGACCATGATGTGCCGAGCCATGGGCTGCACTCCTGTGTTGGTGGTGTTGGGTACTAGGCGCGAATTGCAGCGCCAGTGACTTGCCGATTCGTGGAGGTGGACAAGCGCCAGTGGTCACGAATCCACGGGTGCTTGCTGCTGGCCTCCGCGTGCCACGGCTTACGCCTGCCGTGAAAAAAGATGATGTCCGCACGGCTAAGTGCGTTGGTGCGCTTGTTCCAGATGTCGTTGCTGTACGACAACACCCGGGTCGGCTCCCAGCCCCCGACAAAGTTCTGGCGCACCAGCTTGTACGACAACCAGCTTTGGTCGCTGCCCATGTAGCCAGCGCGGTTTGCTTCCTGCGGCGAGGTAGCCGGATCAAACTCCGTCCAGATTTCCTCCAAGTCGCCTGCGGTAAACATCCACATGCTGCCGTTGAATACGGTCGGGTGCACGCTGCCGCGCCGTGCCCAGCCAACAAACCGCTCCTGCCTGCGCCAGTGGTGGTCGGTGTTGCGCACGATGACGCAGTCCAAGTCGATGCTAACGATGCGGTCGCCCTTGCTGATGCCCATCTCGCGCTGCGTGATGGGGTCGAACAGCTTGAGCCTGCGGTAGCAGCTTGGCAGGTGCCTGCCGCAGATGTTGTGCTTGTCGTTCAAATCATCCCAAAGCGGATGCACGTCGACGCGCTGGTTGATATTGCCCGGCTCGTCCGTGACGCACACGTGCCGGAATGGAATCGTCACATTGCGCAGCAGCATGTCGTGCATCACATTCACATGCTCGGCAACGTAGCCACCACCAAGCGGGTGATTGCCAGTGAGTTTGGTCTGGCTCCATTTCCACGACACAAAGTGCACGCGATTCATAGCTGCTGCTCCCAAGGAAAGCGTACCGGGTTGATCGGCTTGTAGCGGGGGCCTCGTGCCTTCGCTAACAGCGCCGGGTTGTTTGACACGCTCCATTGAGTGCGGTTGCGCCCCCAGTCTTTGGTATTCGCGTCATCGATATCCTCGCTGCGGTAGACCGTAAGGTTCAGCGAGGACACGTATTGCAAATCGATTCCCCACTGTCGCAGCAGGCGTTGGAAGTTTGCATCGCTGCCGTACCAGCCTGCAAAGTCTTCATCGTAGCCACCGACATTCCAGTAATCCTGCTTGCGCATGATGTACGTGTTCGGGTGCGGCCGACCGAGTGAACGCCCATCGGCAAGCACTTGGTTGGGCATGTACGCGGTGCCGCGCGTGAACGGTAGCTGCAGCAGCCACAGTGTCTCGCTTGGCGGCAGCAGGTGGTCGATGTCGCAAAGCATCGCCCATTCCGTTTTCACATGCTGCATGGCCAAGTTGCGCGCGCCATCCATGTTCCACGGTATGTTGACGTTCACGCGAAACAGCCGCAGGTCCAGCTTGCCCCATTGGCCCTGCATTACACCCTGCACCACCGGCAAAGCTGTCTGCTTCTCGCTACCATCGTCGACGACGATGAATTTGATCTGCGCAAGCGCAGCTTGGTCGTACCGCAACCAAGCGGCAAGCTGCGTCTGCAGCATCACCGGGTTGTCGTAGTACGTATAAACAAACGTGATCACGCGGGCACCACAACCGTATCGATGGTCGGCGGCACGTCGCTGCCACGCTGCAACACCACGACGCTGCCGCCTGCGCGGATGATTGCGTCGTTGGCCTCGGCAATGGTGCGCACCACGTCCACACCAAAGTCGGTGCTGTACAGCGTCACCTTGCCGTCCGCATCGCGGGCCTTGAAGTTCACCCAGCGCTCGGCCTCGGGCAGCCCGGTGGTGCGGCCATCGATCTCGAAGATGGTCGCCGCATCCACCACCTGCGTTTTATTCACCTGCAGCATCACACGCTCAGACATGGCAGCCTCCCGTTAAACCTTGTGCACCCAATACTCGAACGACTTAAGCGTGCGGTTGTCCACACGCTGGTGCGAGCGGATATCGACGTCACGCATGTCGAACCGGTCGCGCACCGCACGCTTGACGCCAGACCAGTTGTAGTCGTCGCCTGCGATCACACCGCCCTTTTTCACTTTGGGCAGCCACGCATCGATATCGGCTAGGCAGGCCTCGTACGAGTGGTCGCCGTCGATCATTACAAAGTCCAGCGACGCATCCTCGTAACGCGGCGCTGCATCGAGCGAACGCTCGCGCACGGCCGTGATGTAGTGGCGCACCGGTTGAATGTTGCGGATGAACGCCTTGTAAAGCGCATCCTTTTCCCAACCAACCGTCTTGTGCTTCAAGTCTGCACCGCCATCCGTCCACGGGTCGACGCAATCAAACTTGATTGGCTTGCCGCTATTGGCGATCTCCACCGCCATGTACACAGCACTCTTGCCGAACCACGATCCAATTTCGACAAAGTGCGAAGGCGTGTCGGCCGGTGCTGCTTTGACCATCTCCTCGTACAGTTCACGAAAGGATGCCCAGCCTTTGATATCGCGCCAAAAGTGCTGCATTGCCATTGCTAAAGATTCCCCGCTTCGATTTCGTCCAGTGTGACGTCGCACCAGCGGTCGCCCATGCGGCCGTCTGGAAAGAATGTGCACTTGGCGTAACCCGCCATGGTCCAGCCAACGGTGGTCTCCAACAAGCGCCAGCGCTGCGCCTTGTGATCAAACACCAAGTCGATGCCACACCATGTCTCGCCCTCGGCCTTAAAGAAGGCATCAGCAAAGGCGTACGCGCTGCCGATCATTGGATCGGCAAGGTTGCCAATCGGCTCCAGCTTGCCGCTGCCCGAGGCAAAAGGTTGTTCGGCGCTGCGGACATAGCGCTTCAAAAGCATGCGCTGCTTGCCGATTGCGATCACGCGAATGTCGTGGTCGTTGTCAGCAACAAACTCCTGCCACAACAGGTACTCGCGCTGCACCTGCTGCCGGTGCAGCGGCAGGCCCATGCCACCAAACACCGCATTGATTTCGTGCAAGGCCTGTACCTCGTCCCGCACGATGCGCACGTTGTACGAGGCAGCACCCTCACGTGCCTTGCTGATGAACGGGTACTGCATCTCGTACTGCATGATGCGCAGCGCTGCCTCGCGGGTGCCAATGAAATGCGTACGCGGCATCCACTTGTGAAAGGCCTGCGCCTGCGCAACCTTGTCGTCGTACAGATAGGCTTGCACCAGCCCCGGGATCGTGCGCACGCCCTTGGCATGCAAGTCCTGCATCAGCTTCTTATCCGACTCGCGGGTCTTCTCGTGGTGCATGTGCACGAATGCCAATGTGCCCTGCGCAGGCTTTACGGTGGCAGCGTTGCTAAACAGCGCCGCATCCCAACCGCGTTTGGCTGCAGCACGACCAAGCTGCAGCCCCCAATTCTTGTGGTCCGCGTAGCACCAAAGCTTTGCAGGTTTCATCACACGCCTCCCATGTCGTAGTACGCAACACTATCAAGCAGGGGCGTCATGGTGCCTGCGATAAACGCGGCCATGCGAATCGCAGCAAGGTCCTTGGGCAAGCACTTGCCGTTGAAACCGCGCTGGTTTGGAAACACCAGCGTATGCGAAGGGTCGACGCGCGGATCACACAGCCACAAGTCACGCAGCGTGTTGTACGGCACGCCGTGCGCATCAGCGATGCTGGCAAACTCGTTGCAGAATGCCACCTTGGTCGCGAGGTACGCATTCTCCATGTACTTGGCCAACTCGGCTGCCGTGGCAGTCGTTGCAACGTAGCGAGCCGAGGTGGCCATCACACGTTGAAAGTACGCCAGCACTTGGTCTGCGCGATGACCACCAACGATGCAGAACGGATGGCTCATAGCGTTGCGCGGGTCCGGGTAGCGTGCGTCAACATAGTTGCCGCCCTCGCCCATGTACTCGGGGCTAAAGTGCACGTGGTCCCCGTACAGCTTGATAAGCCGTTCGGTCGTGCCCGGTGGCACCGTTGACTTGATGCACATAAGCACGCGGCTGGATGCGCAGTGCGCAGCCCATTCAGCGACCACGCTTTCCACAATGCTGGTGTCGCACATGTCGCCACCATCCTTGCGCGGCGTAGGCACGCACACGAAAATGATATCGGCCTCGGCCATGCGCGTGCGGTCGTCACGCTTCTGTGCCGGGTCGATCACGGCTACCCAATCGGCCCTCGCTTCGAACATGCGCTCAATGCCCTTGCCAACGTAGCCGTACCCAATGATGCCAATCTTCACCTGTAGCCTCCCAACTAAATCTCGGTACGCTTGTCACATACCCAGCGGTACTCCATCCACCGCTGATAAATGTGCGCCCTGAACTGGCCATCGAGTTGGCACTGGCGCAGGTTGTCGTACTGGTGCGGATCACACTGCGGCAATCCACCAGCCAGCGAGTAGCAAAGCAGCCACACAATCATTAGTGCAGTATCCAAACGTCGGTATCGACCTTCTCAAGCATGGCCGAGAACCGCGACACGTTGGCAAAGTTCGTACCAAGCACGGTGCCGCTTTGATTCACAGCATGGCCGCCGTAAATCGTAACGCCCACACCCGAGATTGTGAGATACGCTTGGTTTGTTGTCGTCTTGGTCTGGTCGATAAAGACCTTTGAGCCGATGGCAATAGGAGTCGTCGCATTATCGGGAATGGTCAACGTGCGATTGTTCGCGCTCAATGCAAACAATAGAACCTTGTTGATATCGGTCGCGAGCAAGGTGTGGTTGGCGTTGCCGATGTTATTGACGCCTGCATACTGAAAGCTGCCATCGCCATCCGCACCGTCAGCACCGTCAGCACCATCGGCACCCGGGTCGCCTTGCGGCCCTTTGATGTTGGCGACAACCGAGTAGGTGCCGCTGCTCTTTTGGTACACGTCGCCGTTTGCATCATTGAGGTAAAAGTCCCCGTTGATGCCAAGTGCATCGGATGGCGCACCTGTACCCTCGCGCCACACGCTACCGGGCGCACCGTCTGCGCCATTCGTTCCGTTGGTGCCGTTGGTGCCCGGCTCACCTTGTGGGCCTTGTTCGCCAACCAGTGATGCGAGCCACGCAAGTTCATCGCCAACAAAGCCGTTGGCGACTGCGATCTCGTATGCGCTTGCACCGTCAGCACCGGGTGCACCGTCTTCACCATCGGCACCATCAGCGCCCGGTGCACCATCCGCCCCTGCAGCACCCGGTGCACCTGCCGGGCCTTGTGGCCCGCTGAATGTCAGGTAGTGCACCTCGCCATTCGATGCCGTGCCGCCTGCCGCAACGTACACAACGTCAACAGCAACAAAGTCCATGCTGGCTGCGTAGCCAGTTGCTTGGAAGACGCCAAAGCTACCATCGGCTGCCTTGAACGTCATCTCGCGGTTATCGAACACAGCAGCGAACCACGGACTCAGGTGGTTCGCATCACCATCGCTTGTGCTGATGTACAGCTTGGTTGCTGCTGACCAGTCAGCGTTGTCAAACCAAAACATGCCGCTGGCAATGCCGCCCATGATCGGGGGTAAGCCATCCTGCGGCTCATCGGTGCGCGTTGCATCGTACGTGTATTGCTGGCCTGCGCTAACACCATCAGCGCCGTCCGCACCATCTTCACCCGGCTCGCCTTGCGGGCCTTGCTCGCCTGCACCACCGCTGCCATCTTCGCGGATGATGGTGGTGCCACCACCGCCACCGCTAAGGCCACGCTGGCCACGGATATCAACCGCGTCGTCGGCACGCTTTACAAAGCCAGCCTCGCCAACGTACTGCCCCGGTTCAACATCGGGCTTACCCTGCACCCAGCCAATCAGCTTAAGCAGCCGCCTGAATCCATCGATCTCGATTCCGAGGATTGGCGTCCAGCCCGGCAGCCCGTCCTCGCCATCGGCACCGTTGCGACCGGCATCGCCCTTGGGGCCTTGCTTGCCGTCTTTGCCGTCTTTGCCTGCAGGGCCACGCGCACCGTCTTTGCCATCGCGGCCGTCTTTGCCTGCAGGGCCGCGTTCGCCATCCTTGCCGTTGCGGCCGTCCTTGCCGGGCTTACCCTCGGGGCCTTGCTTGCCGGTGTCGCCCTTGTCGCCCTTGTCACCTTTAGGCCCGGGCTTGCCATCAGTGCCGTCCTTGCCGGGCTTGCCATCATCACCCTTGTCGCCCTTTGGCCCCGGTGCGCCGTCCTTGCCATCCTTGCCGTCCTCGCCATCGATACCGTCGATGCCATCACGCCCGCGCGGGCCACGCGCAGGCACAGGTACAGGCTGCACAGGTTCGGCATCGAGCAACGCCGCAAAGGCGTCACGTGTTTTGCGATTGCTCATTTGCCGCCAACCCTGCCGTCGTCAGTAACGGGGATGCGCACCTTGTCAACACTGCGCGCCATGCACAGTGGCGAACGCTCGTGGTGTGCATCAGCCAAGCCCCTACTGATGCGCATCATGAAGTCCCCAATCGACTCGTCCGCACCACGCGTCTTGACGTGGAACGAGTCCTCCTTGGGCATGCAGGCGCACTGGTAGAAAACCTCAATCATCTAATCGATCTCCGAGAACCGTGCGTCATCCGCAGGGATGAATGCGCAGCGGCAATTGGGATGCGCAGGGATTAGCTTGCGCGCCTTGTTGATTGTGTAGGGACCATTCTCGCTGATCTCCTCACACACCGGACACACGTCGTCATCACCAGCCGTAAGCACGTCCACGCGCCCCAGCTTTTCAATCTTCTTTTGCGCACGGCGGATGCGGTTCAACGTGGACTTGCTAGGCATCTCGCCCTTTTTGATGCGGCTGCCCGGACCATTGTATTTGATCCGGTTACGCGTGCGCGCATCGAATAGCTTGCGCACGGCACGCAGGTGCTCGGGCACGATGCCCACGTTGTGGATACCTGCCGTTTCAAACTGGTCAAGCGTGCTGGCTGCATGGGCCGCGACCACGAATGTATCGACAAGCAGGCTGGTGCGGGACGAGCCAACGCGGCTGACGATCTCGTCCAGTTCACGGTACAGCATGGGCGGTGTCTTCTCGCCCTGCAGGTTGGCCATGTGGCGCGTAAGCTGCTGCGTCACCGCTTCCACGATGCCACGCAATTCGCGCTGCGCTTGGTCGCGCAGGTTGATGGTCTGCGGCGATTCGTACGGTGTTGAATCAGCAGGGGCCAAACGGGCTGCACGCTTCACTGCGTACAGGCGGGCCTCCTTCATCATGGTGTCAAGGCGCAGCGGCTTCATCACTGCAGGCACAACACCGTCCAACCACGCACTGAATGCGGCTGCACGCTGGTCCTCCGTGATCAATACACGCAGGGCCAACGCGTTACCCTTGGGCGCATCCAGCCCAAAGAAGTCTTGGTCGATGACCAGCTTGCGCAGCGCATTCGACAAGCGCATCCACGCCGCATTGGCATGGGCCTTGTACTTGCGGCGAATGGGAGCCGTCCCTGTAGGGTCAGCGGACGGCTCCGCATCGCATACGCAAACCTGCGGCTTTGCAGCCGGATGGTTCAAACGTGCCAGCATTGTCAATGTGCCAAGCCGAGCAACCGCGCCACAATGACCACGATGATTAGCATCGTGGTGCTGGTTGCTACGTGCAAAGCCATGTCACCAGTACCGGCTTGGCCACGCGTAGATGGTGCGCGTGTTGGCAGTCATCGGCTGCGCCTTGTAGTCCTTCCAGTACAGCAGAAGGCCAATCACAAAGTACAGCAGGATGATTGCAACGATCAGGTCGAGCATTCCCATTCTCCTCGTTATGTTGGGCTACGATGTCAGCGCGCAGCCATTGCGTCTTCGATCAGGGTCTCGCCCCAACCTTCGGTCGCCTCTTCCCAAACCTCGGGGCCGAGTATGATCTTGCCCCGGTACGGTTCAAACGTGGTGCCACGAGGCAGCTTGTTTGAATCGTATGTCAGCGTGATGTGCGGCGTGTAGTCGGGCCACTCCCATTCGCATTCGGTGGTGTGCTTGATGTCCTGATGCCGCCACTGCAGGTCGGTGCTGTTGAACACCAGCACCAGCGCATCCTTGAACCGCTCGACTAGGCGCATGCCGCCCGGGCGAATCTGGATGCGGCCATCATCGTTGCCGCCCGGGTACGACTCGCCAACCTTTGACCAGTCGACAACCGACTTGCTGTACATGATGGTGACGTGCATCTCCTTGGCAGGCACCATGGCCTCAAGGCCCTGCGCCTTGAAATGCTTCCTGATCTCGTTGGCGTTCAACACCGGCCGGTACACGTACAGGCTACGCGGTGTCGTTGCATCGCCAAACATGAAGCGGCGCACCTCTGCAGGCATGGCGCGCGGCGTGCGATCCGGGGCAAAGCGCCCTGCACCTGATACGCCACGCACGTCACGCGGCCGATACCGCGCACGCACCTCTGCACCAATGCGAACACGCTTGCGGCGCTTGGCATCCTTCAAGGTGCTATCGCCCTTGTCACCACCTTCGCCTTCCACCGCTTCATCGGGGCCATCCTCATCAGTAGGATCGTCATCCGGGTCCATCGGATCGGCTTCAAGGAATTCGCCATTCAGGTCGAGGTCTTCAATGATCTGCTCCAGCCCCGGGTACGTGCCGTCCTCGATCAATTGCGCAATGCGTGCCTCGCGCATGATTGCAGGCTCGATGACACCGCTGTTGACGTCGGCAGTAAACGTGGTGGCCTTCTTTGATGCAAGCTCGGCCGACTGCTCGGGCGTAGGCTGCCAAAGCGGATTCCAGTTGTAGAAGATTTCCTCGGGCCTTGCGCCAAGTGCCGAACGGATCAACACCTCGTCCAGCGGTTCGAGGTTGGGCTGCATCGTGGTCTTTTGCTCGGTGGCGACGCGGTCGTAGTAATTGCGCAGGTCGCCATCACCAGTCGCGTTCAACCCTTGCGGTGCCTGCCCCACCATGCGCGTTGCAGGGATGTCAGCCGCACCCGATGCAATCAGCAGGTACACCTTGATAAGCTCGTGCACACCGCTCAGGTTGGCGTTGATGCGCTGCCACTCCTCGTCCTTGTCGAGCAGCAGAATCTTGTAAATGGACTTGGCTGTAGCGGCCAAGCCAAAGCGCTTGAGCAGCCTGCGTTCATAGTCAGCCGTCTTAAGCTGGTTGACCATGCCCGGGATGCGCACGATGTCGGTCTGCAGTTCACTGATAAGGCCTGCCACCGATTGCGACACGGTGCTGCAAGCCTTCACTGCATCGGCAATGGCCTGCAGTACCGGATCGCCCCAACCCGGGGACGGGTTATTCATCGGGTCGGGATGCTCGCTGCCGATGAACGGAATCACGCGCGATGGATGGATGCGCATGATGCCGCCTGCAGCCCCGGTGGTGGATTGGTAGAACTTGGGCTTGCCGTAGAACGGGCTCATCAGGTCCCGCTCCAGTTCAGTCACGGTCAAATCCCAGCGGGACACAACGTGGATGAACTTGAGATCGCCCTTCTTGACGTTGTCATACACCAGCGGCTCCTCGGGCAGGCCACTGTCAACACCAAGCACCATTGCGCCACCGCCGTACAAGCGGCCCTTTTGGTCGGCAAGCTTGGTCTTCTGCTTCACCTTGAACACACGCTCAAGCTCTTCGATAAGCGTGATGTCATTCGGGTCGGCCTGCCATGAACGCCACTCGCGTGTCGCATCCTCGCTAGGGATGGCCACCACCTTGCGCGCAACCCAGTCGCCACGGTACGCGGCATTGAGTTGATTGCGGTCAAGCTCGCGCGCAATCCACTGCGTGCCAACTGTCTTGTCGCCCTGCAGGCCCATGCCGGTCAGGAAGTTTTCCATCCCATCGGCCTGCTGCATGCGGATCATACCCGCGCGTGCATTGTCGGTAATGCGGATGCGTTGCATCAGTTGTCCACCCATGAAAGGGACTCATCGTATGACGAGCCACCGATTGCGACTTTAGCGAACGCACCACCTGCGCTGTCCACTTGGTCCTTGTACTTGCCTGCAGGAAACGTCTCGTGCTCGGCAATGAATTCCTTGTTCCAAGGTGCGCGCACCAGCTTGATGTTGCCCGCCTCCACCTGCGCAGCGTACGGCCGTGCACGCACCTCTTTGTCACCAGTAACGCGGTCGGCATGCACGTCATGCCCGCGCAGGTTCATGATCGAACGCTCGGCTGATTCCTTGCCGCCGCTACCCGGCTCCTGCTCAACCCATACGGCAACGACGCCCCACTTATCGTCATCAAGCTGCGCCGTCTGGCGCATGCGTTCCTCGCGCTTCAGTGCCGACCACTGGCCACGCACCACGTCGCTTACAACGCAGGTGTCATCGTCCATCAGATGCATCAGCACGCCGCAGGTGTACGCGCCACCGCCTTCGGTGCCTGCCTTATCCCAATAACGCACCGACTTGATGACGTTGCGCGGGTAGGGCTGCGCATCGATAAGCTTGAAGCCCTCCACCTTGAACAAGTCACCACCAACGATGATGGGGCTTTGCTGGTACAGCGACTCCCATTCATACGCTGCCAAGGCCTTCTTACGCAGCAGCAGGAAGGCCAGCGACTTGTGCTCGGGGAATAGCGGCTCGCCCTTTGCACGGTACTCCTCGTCCTCGGTGGCGATGGCCTTGTAAATCTTGACCACCGTGTCGGGAAACATCTCGATGAACCGGCCAACCGGGTCATCGACATGCCACCGCGTCATGATAATGATCAGGCCCGCATGATCGCTAAAACGTGCAAAAAAGTCCGAGGTGAACCAAGACCACGTATTGTCACGAATGGTTTTGGACTGGGTAGCGACGCGGCCCTTCATCGGGTCGTCGATCAAACCAATGTCCAAGCCAAAGCCGTTGATGACGCCATTGACCGTGGTGTTGCGGAACGAGCCTTCGCGGTCGATGTAATCAATGTGCTGACTGTTACGCGCAGCACGCAGCATGGTCACAACGTTCTGCGCGTTGATGACCAACTCGGGGAACACCCGCTGGAATGCCGGGTTGCTGTAGATGCGCTGCATCGCCTTGTTGGTCTCGATGCCCAGCGCATCGCTGAACGATGCATAGATGCTTTTGATGTCCGGGTTATGCCCCGAGCACCACGCAAGGAAGTCCTGCATCATCGTGGTCTTGCCATGCTGCGGCGGTGCCTGCACCACCAGCGTTGGGCGTTCGCCACGCTTGTACGCTTCCCACCAATCCTGCAGTGCGAGTGATGCATCGTAGTGCCACCAGCACAGCTTAAGCTTGGGGTTGATGTAGCAACGGAACGCCCAAAAGGATTCGCGCGCCTCCATGATCCGCAACTGGTCAACCAGTTGTAATTGCTCCTCAGTGACGACGCGTTTGCCCCGCTCGGCACGGCGCACAAGCAGGGCAAGGGCTTTCATCCCCTCCGTTGCGAAGGGGTTGTCACGATAATGCAGCATTGGTCTGTGTCAGTGCGGCGGCTTAAAGGGCCACTGGTAGCGCTTGGGCTTTGGCTCAAGGAAGGCCTGCGCCTGCATCGGCACTGATGCATCACGTGCAGGGTGCGTGCCATCATCGTGCACAACACTGGTGCGCTTGATCTCCAAGTCGCCATCGGCACCAGCACTGTAAGCCACGCGAGGCATCGGCATCTGCGCAAAACCAAGCTCCGGGTCGAACCTGCGGCGCTTGCGGCGATGCATCTCGACATGCAGGTTCATCGTGTCAATCCATGTCGGCATCGGCTCGCCCTTGCGCTTGGCATGTTCGCAATCAACAAGCCAATGGATGTCCCTGCGGTACGCACCAAGCAGGCCCACCGCATCAAGGTGCGCTGTTGCATCGTATATCATCCAGTCACGCGGCGGGCCTTTGTGCGTGGCATAGTGGTGCTCGACCGCAGCCACCATCTCCAGCACAGCGCCGTACGGGAAGCCGCCCGCCTTCGCATACTTGGCATAAGGGTAGCTGGTCTCGCTGAACGTGCGATAGCCGTCCGCATCGTAATTGGCGATGATGACTTGTGTTGCAACACCAACCAATGCACCGGGCTTGCCGTAGTCCTGCAGGTGCTTTTCCAATGCACGCTGCGTCATGTCTGCATACCTGCTCATCAACGCCTCCCTAGCGTGTTTGCCGTGTGCGCATTGGGTACGGTGCGGACTTCTTTGGCGGTGGCATGCCGCCCGATGCTAGGCGCGCATGCATCGGGCAATACGGGAAGCCTGTGCCCGGGCGCACAGCATCGCCGCAGAACGTGTGCTTGCCTTCCATGCCGTCATCACATTCGAATGGCCAACGGCACGTGGTCTCGTTCAGCTTCACCAGCGCAATGGTGCGCTTGCCCTCGGGTGCGATGAACGGAATCGACATGCGTTCCCAAGGCTCAAGGTCCCCGTACTGCGCCAGCACCTCATCAGCACCGGCTTTGCCTTCTGCCATTACGGCCGCACGTGCATTGGCCTGCGCCTGTGCAACGATGCGCTGCGCACGGCCGCCACCATTACCAACACCCTTGGGCCTGCCACGCTGCTTGGATGCAGCAGGCACGTCGCTCGGGTTTGTCCTGCGTGGCCTGAACGACCGGTCGCTGCCCTTGATGCCCTTGCGATGCAATGCGCCTAGCACGGCATTGCGTGTCAACGAGGCGTGCGCTGGCACGATGTAATGATCATGGATGCGGAACATGATCTGCGTGGCGCTAAGCCCTTCCTTGTGTGCTGCGGTCAGCACCTCCAGCAACTCCTCATCGTGCCAGTTGATGTTGGCACGCTGCCCCCCGGTTTCACGGTCGCGCAGTTCACCGGCAATCAACGGCAGTGGCTTGCGTACGATCTTGCTAGGCACGTCAGTCATCAGGTATTCCCCCGTTACGCTACACAGTTCAATTGCTGATGGTGTGGATCGGCACACCAGCCTCTTTCAGCCGTTCCATGATCTCCTCCTTGCTGTTGTACTCGCGGTGCGAGTGGTCAACCTTGGCAGTAAGGTGGAACGGCAGCACGCGGCCCAGCAAGGCCCCGTAGGTCTTGGGATGGTTCAGCGCCATCCATTTCAAATACTCGGTCAGCATGTCAGGCCCGCCATCGCGGTACGCCTTCATCTTCTGCAGTGTCTCGTACAGCGTGTCCTCGTTGCTGTGCGCATGCCGCTTTGCGATACGCCACAAGCGCCGGGTCTCGCGGATAGCTTCATCGAGGATTTGTTCACCGGCTGAGGTGCCTGCAGCGATGATTGCATCCTTGAGCAATGCGGTGTGACGGTTGGTGCTGCCGGGCTTGCGTCCACCGCGCTTGGTGTGGCCCTTCTGGAAGCGCGTGTCATCGATCACAGCAGGCAGGCTCTTGCCCGTATGCTTGTCCGTCACCTGCACGCGTACCCGTTCTGCCGTACCCATAGCCTATGTCACTCCACTATTTTTTGGTCGCGTGATGCATCGGCTGCATCACATATCTGTTGCACGTATTCCAGCGGTGGCAGCGTCATTACCTGCTGGTCTGCTTGTCCAGCCTGCGCTGCATCTGCCTGCGCTGTTGTCTTGTCATCGTTGTTTGCGATGCATCCGGTGTTTGCGGAATCTTGTTGTCCCCTGCGTTGGGCGAGCCATTGCTGGAATCCTTGTGCGCTTGCCTTTGGTGCAAATCCCTTTGCGCACGATGCATCGTCATGGGGCCTATTGCCGCCATTGCTGCCATCATCGCTAGTGGGCTTATCCGCCGATGCATCCATTGCCTCCCATTCATCGTACGGCCGCGTGATCTCCTGCCTACGCTTGCGGGCTGCAGCCTGTGTTGCCTTGGCTGCTTTCCTTGTCTTGTGCAGCAAAGCTTTGGTGCGGATTTTGTGCGCGCGGCTACGAACCTCGTGCGGTGCCAGTTCAACCGGTGGGTCGCCTAGCTGATTGTCGAGCACCGGATGCAGCTTGCGATTGCCGCGCAGGTACGGGGCCTCCGGGTCGATGATAGACGACGGCGCATTCAGGCGGGCTTTCACCTGCTTATAGTGTTCGCGCTGTTTTGCCGCCGTATCCATCATCAAGCCTTGTCCTTGTAATTCCAGTAAACCAGCACCGGCCAAAACAGCAGCATCACGTGCGCCAGTATTGCCAGCAGCCAGCACGGCACCGTCATCTTGCGCAGTGTGTTGATGGTGTCGTCATTTGGCTTGCTTATCAGCAGGCCCAACGCCAACACGCCTTGGCCGAACAGGTAGTAAACCGCGAACACCGTCGCCGCTACGCTCATCACTGCCTCCCGCTTGAATAGAAAAAGCGCCGCGATGAACGGCGCTTTAATTGGGCTTTGCGATGGCTACCGCACCGGAGGCTGCAAAAGCCCCGGTGGTACAGCCGCTCGACGTGCAGGCCTGTTACACAGGCTCGGTCATCGCCTCGTCGATTTCGGCTGGCACCCATTTGCCGAGTACCGACAAAAGGATGCTGATACGCTTTGCTGCTGTGTAGTGCTGGAAGATTCCGACATGGCCCCAAAAGGGATGCGTCTCTTCGCGTACGCGCACTGCGTCGTCCCGCTTGTACTGTGTGCGTGGTGTCGCCTTGGGCAACTCGATGACACCGTTCTTGTTTTCCTGTGCTTTGAGTCCTTTGATCAGACCGAGCGGCACTTGGTACGCTTGCTCCCCAACCGCCACCACCTTGCGGCAGCCATACGTTGACTCGATCCAATGCCAAGTCGCATCGACACTGCGGATGAACAAATAAGCCGGGAACAATGCCCGGCGCTGCTTGGTGCGCTCGCACCAGTATTGCGGCAGGTACGGCTCGTGCCCCTGCTTGCGTACGTTGTCGGCCGCGTACCGTTCGCGCCCGCCCTTCACCTGTGCCAGTAGCCATGCGCCTTGCATGGGCAGGGGGCTGTATGCGATTCGGGCGGTATCCGCAAATTTTGGGCCGAACCGGGCCTATTTTCCCGGGTAGCCGGGCTGGAAATAAGCCCCGTCCGTGCGCTGGCTGGGGCTGGGGGCTACCCCTACCGCCCCCGGGCGCTGGAATCGCACCGGTCAGGCTTATTTCGGGTTGTGGCTGACCGCAATTCGGGCTGCTACCCAGCCCCCGGGGCAGCCCCCCGGTTAGGCCCCCTGCAGGTGGCTGCCGGTGGTGTCCCGCACCACCGTGGTCACGCTGGCAAAGCGGGCCGACTCCCGGGCCGCGTGGTCGATCAAAAACACCGGCAGGTCCAGCCGCGTTGCGCGCGCCTGCAGGTACTCCACCAAGTCGTCCACGCCTTCGCTGCTCAAGCCGCGCGTCGGTTCGTCGATAACCTCCAGCAAAGGCTCCACGCCCGCGCGATTCAACAGCACCTCCTTTAGCGCCAGCGCACTTACGATGCGCAGCCGTTGCGCTTCGCCCCCCGACCATGATTCCCATTTCACACGCCCCGCACTATCAGGTGACTCAATCAACACATGCAGTCCAAACACACTGCCCTTTGCGCCTTCGCGTTCCAGCTTAAAGGTGCACACCCAATCCACCAGCCCTGCATCATCGAGCATTGCGTTGGTGGTCAATTCCAATTCCTGCAACACCTCCTCCAGCACGTACAGGCGCACGTCCTTGAAGCCCTTCACCCAATACTGCGCACGCTGGTGCTTGGCCTGCACGCTGCGCAGTTCATCGGTGGCATCCCTGATGTCGGCTTCTGCCTTGCGCATGCGCTTGCGCAGGGTGACTAGGGTTTGGGCGTGCGGGTTGGTTTCGTCCTCGTGCCCCTGCATGGCCTTGGCCGCTGCAGCTATTTGCGCTTTGGCTTCCTCGTAAAGCCGGGCTTTGCTTTCCAGAGTGTCGCGGGCCGCAATCGCCTCGGCTGTAAATTTGCGTTGCATTTGTCGCAGGTGCCGCACTTGCATGTCAGCCTCCTGCGCCTTCTGTGCGACTGGTGGTCTAACGCCATCATCAGCCTCCTTGCGCAACGCTTTGATGCGCTTCCTTAGCTCGGCCCGGTGCCGCTCCAGTGCCGTGCCTTTCAGTGATTGGCCGCAGTGATCGCATTTGTCGCCATCACCTATGTCATCCAGTTCACTGCGCGCACCACGCAGCTTAGCCTTTGCCTGTGCTACCCGGGCCTCCTCGGCCTGCAGAGCCTTGTCGGCCTGCAGCAATGCTTCCTCGGCATCGGGCAGCTTGCGCTCGTAGTGCCTGCGTTCGGTTTCAGCCGACTCCAGTGCAAGGTCGGCCGTGTCCCGTGCACGCTGCGCGGCGGTGTGCAGCTTTTCCAGCACCGCTAGGTTTGCCTTGGCCTCTTTGATTGCCTTGCGCCGCTGCGCATCCCAGTCCTCCGACTTGGCTTGCTCGCTACGCATATACGATTCGAGTCCGGCAAGCGACGTGCGCAAGCCAGTGATTTCGCCCTCGATGTTGCTGGCGCTTAGCGCAAGTTCCTGTGCACGAGCGGATGCGGTGCGGCTGCGGTCGTCCCATTTGCCAAGCTGCAGCGCATCCACAAACAACGCCATCTTGTCGCGCGGCTTCAAATCAAAAAACAAATCGCGGCCCTGCCCCAAGATGACGGTGTTATTGAAAGTCACCTGCGTCATGCCAACCAGCCGCTCGACCGCTTCCTGCGATGCATCCTTGCCGTCGATCCAAAGCAGACTTGGGTTGATGCTACGCCGTATCACATGCTCTTTGCCGGTGACTAACAGGCGCAGTTTTACACTGGTTGGTCCCTTGGCCTTGCGGCTCCACGGCTTGACGTCGGTGCCGCGCAGGCCACCACCGGTCTTGCCATACAGGCACCAGTTGGGCGCGTCGGCCCATAGCGTGGATTTTCCCGAGCCATTGCTGCCAAGCCGGGGCTGCACCTTGTTGATGGCCTTCACAAAGTGCACACCACTATCGTACGCATCGAAGCGCAGCACGTGTTTGCCACGGTACGACTTGAAGTTCTCGACCGTTACGCTGACAAACTCGATGGCCTTCATTTGTCGCCCTGCTGCTGCACAACTGCGTTGATGTTATCAGCAAGGCTTACAAAGTTGAAAACGCCGTCAATCATCACGTTGCCAGCACCATCAGGATCGGTCACCAATGCGCAGTCGTTTTGAGCCACAAACCACGCATGCAGCATCTCGGCTGTGATTTTCATTTGCTAAGCGCCAATATGATCACAATGTCAGCAACGATGCAGGCGTACGCTGTAAGGCCAGTGCGCCACGCGCACCAACCGTTGTACCAACCTCCCTGCCACCGCACTTGCATCAGGTAATACAGCAGACTCATGACTCTTCCCTCGCCAAAGCCCGGTCAATGATCAGCATCACGTTGTCCGAGCACTGCTGATTCTGGATGCAGGCAAGTGCAACGAACTCCTCGGATACGTTCCGGCTATCCGGTGGCTCATGTGGCGCAAGCATCTTGAGTGCCAGCGCCAACGCCTTCTGATAGTCCTCAACACCCGGCTTTCGAACACCGGGCAATTTATCGAATGCACTCATGCCTTGCTCCTTCCCATGATAAACTTGCCGGTCTTAAGCGTGCGGTCATCAACACCAACACGCTTGCCGAACTCCTCCACCACCTGCAGGTCGTCCTTGGCCTGCTTACGTTGTTTGATGCGCACGCGCTTCCCCAGCGCCACACCACCGGTCGGCACCACCGTGTGTGCTATAGCGCCCATGCGAGCCACGATGCCGCGCACCACGCTAACGGTTTGTGACCACGGCTCGTTGTCATTGTGGTCGACCATCACCTTCAGGATATCGCCCCGGTTAAACTGCGCGCTGCCAATCTCCTCGGGCTTGCGCACCTTGATTAGCCGCTTCTGCGTTGCAGCCACCGACAGGTCGTTCATGCGCTTGCCATTGCAGTACCGCAGCAAGCGGCCATCCCACTCGTCGCCAAAGTCAATGCGGTAAGGCGAGCCAACGTACTCAACGCGGCCAACCGTTTGCGGCACGTGGATGTCGCCTGCGATGATTGTTTTGTCGTACGGCAGCAGGTCGGTCGGCACGCCGCTCAGACGCTTGCCGTTCGCTACCTGCGCGCCTTCAAATGTTTGGTGCGCGAACACGACGTCGCAATGCCGGTAAGCATCGGTGCACACCACCGCCTCCCAATCCTTCTCGGGCTGGCGTGTGTGCGGCAACCAAGTCACGATGCCGATGCCTTTGACTTTGTAGATGCACGGCTCAGTGATGAACACCACATTGTGCAGGTGGCGCAGGTACACAAAGAAGGGATGCGCGCGGTCGATGTAATCGTGGTTGCCAAGCAGGATGTAGACCTTGCTATAGATGGCACATTCAACAATCAGGTCGGTCACCTGATTCACGAGCCACGAGTTGTGCTCGTCCTTTTCCTCGCACAGGTCGCCAAGTATCACAAAGCTGTCCACCTGCCCGCGCTTCAAGCGGTCGGGCATCGTGCGCATGTACTGCAGCCGGTAATGGTCGCGCGGGTTGATGGCCAAGTGTATGTCGGCCGTTACCAGTGCCTCGCCGCTGCTCATTGCCGTGCCTCGTGATAGCTGCCCGGGATCATAAACACGCTGCTGCCTATGCGCACAGCGCGCCACCGTTCAACCAAACCAACGCCGCGCCTGAACACATACACATCGACCACCGGATCAGGCCGCTCAAGTTTACGCATCATCATTTGGCAATCCTCACCCGCTCGGACTCACCACCGCCACGCTCGCCGCGCTGCTTAAGCAGTTTGAAAAAGGCCTCCTTGGCCTTCATCTCATCTGCGATCATCTTCTCACCGTGCTTGCGACGCCAAGCTGCGGTCGCGTGCCAATGCGTCCGCACCCGATCCACCATGCGCTTGTAGATCGCCTTATCGTGCTCGACGCAGATATACTTGCGCCCGGTATTGATTGCGGCAATGGCGGTGGTGCCGCTGCCGACCGTCATATCGAGCACCGTCTCGCCGGGCAGCGAGTAGGTCTTGATCATGTATTCGAACAGCGAGACCGGTTTTTGCGTAGGGTGGTGCCCCTTGGCGTCGCCGCGCCGCATGACGTCAAACTTTTGCACCGAGCCGGGATACTGCATATCGCTGATGCTAAACTTACCGGCCTTGATCGTGCGGCCAATGATCTCGCGCGGTCCATGAGCATAGAAGGCCTTGCTCAGCCGATTCTTGCGCGCCGTCATAATCGGGTAATAGTTTGGACTCTGCTTGCCAAAGACCAGAACGTATTCGTGATAACGCAGCGGCATGATCTTCGAAGTCATGAAGTTGGAGTGGTTGTTTTTCTCGAACACCCAGTCGTGCCTAAACCAGTCATATTTGGACGAGACCGCCGCGCTCGCGAACGGGTTGGTCGCGGTAAGCACGATGGCGCCCTTCGGTTTTACGATGCGCTCCAACGCATCCCAAAGCTGGTCAAATGGCAGCACCGAATCCCATGCGCAGTCGGTTACGCCGTAGGGCAAGTCGCAAAGCACCATATCGATTGAGCCTTCCTTGATGTGCGGGAAGACGTCGAAGCAGTCTGCGTTGTAGAGATCACCACCGTATTCGGTCACTTTGCTTTTGGTCATCGCTGTCTAATCCTCACCCTCTCGATGGTGGTCACCGGCGTTCTGAATTCCGGCTTGCATTCCATCATGGTCTCAAATGAAAGAATTGCGGCGTGGCACCCGGCGTCAAGCACCGTTGCGACGCAGGCATTGCGCGCCCACCCGTATTTGACGCGCTCGGACTCCGGGATCACCACGATAGTCTGGCCCCGGTTCTGTTTTGCAATGACCATCGGGATGCGGTCATGCACCCGGGCTTGATCAACGGCCGTGCGCCAATACTCCATCAAGCCGCCACCGGTCTGCAGCACAAAGTTTGTGATGCGCAGGTTTTTGACAAACTTGCACTCGATAAACCAGTAGCTAGTCAGCACGTGCCCTGCCTCGTGCACGCTGCTGATATCGCCTGCTTGGTGCCGCGTCTCTTTGCCGCCGCGCTGCCGGATCGTAGCGCGCCCGCCCGACATGGCGCTGCGCCAGAAGATATCGTCACGCTTGCCCCCGGTCACCCAAAGGCCAAGCGCCTTGCACACAGACCTTTCGAATGTCGCGCCTTTGTTTTTTCCACCACCTTGTTTCACAGGTGCCTCCAAGTGTTGCCATGAACAGCAGAGTGCATAGTACCGGGACTTACCCCCAGCTTGCGACTCGCTGCAGCCAAGCTGACTTTGCCCGACAACACGACGCGGCGTGCCCACAACACACCAGCATCGGTCAACTTGGCAATCGCATTAAGCTCACCTGCTACCCAAGGCTTAGGCCCTTGATGCTTGTGCGCGCGGCCACGTTTTATTGAATCGTGCACATTCTGTTTTTGCGTACCGCGCTTCAAATGCGCAGGGTTGCAACAAAGCGGGTTATCGCAAGTGTGGCGAACCTTCCACCGCCCGGCTTTCTTTTTATGCGTTAGCTCCCAAGCCACGCGGTGTGTGTGAACAAGTTGACCATCACGTGACACAACACCATACCCAGTGCTGCTGCAGGCACCAAGCCAAGGCCAGCAGGCCCCATGCTCGGCCGTGAAAACACGCGCCCAAAAGACCCGCTCGAACGCAGCGCCCTTGGCTTTGCCACCACCTGCCTTACGCATCATCCGGCTCCAATATAGCAGGCTGCGCGCCCTTGCGCTGATCCTGAAATTTGCCCTCGTACGGTTGCTCGGTCGGGTAGTCGAGCCGGTGGAATATGATCTGCGCAATCGGCGTGCCCGCTTCAATGCGCACAGGCCATGGCCGGTCGCGCGTCAATTCGAGCGTAAGGTAGCCACGCCAGCCCGGCTCGATGACTGTGTTCTGCACAAACCGAAAGAGGCGCGCGTTGGTGCTTTTGTCCTTCACCTCGGCGTACACGTCCTTGGGCATGTGAAAGTATTCCATGCTGGATGCGAGCCGACCAAACATAGGCCAAAGCCAAACGGTTTCGGCAATGCGGATGTCGTAGCCGCATGATGACAGACCGAACGTGCGGCCCTTATGCCGCGTACGCTCGTGGAAGGGCTGCAGCATCTTGGGGTCGTCCGCAAGGAACGGTACGCACAGCAGCCGGATCGATTGGGCAGATAGCGTGGCCATTGCTACTCCTTCAATTTCGATTTCAATATCTTTACTTTGGTGACTTTGTGCTGCGCGCGGTTGCGCGCAGTACCTTCATCACACGCATTGACGGCAACCCATTGCACAAACGTGCGGCCATCCGCGAGCGTGACTCTTGCCTTCACCAGCCACACCGGGTCGGTGTGTGCCTTCAGTGTGTAGCGAAACAAACCGCCGCGCAGACGCCTGCCCCATATGTTGTAACCAGCTTGCCGCAGCTTGCGGATGCACCGGCCGTAATCAAGTGACACGTGTGACGATAGCCACACGTTGGTCTTTGATCCGCGCTGTAGGGCAGCGAGCACGCGCGTGTTATTCCCATCGATGCGCTTGATCTCACTGGTTGCCATTGGCGCGCGGCTGTACTTGGAGCCGTACATCCTTACCCGCACACGCTCGCGCATCATCGCCTCCTTACGCGTACTTTTGATGGCTAGGCATCAGCGACCGTTCCATCTCGGCCCACCGTTCCACCAGTGCCTCGTTTACACGGCGCTGGCGTTCCTTGTACTTGGTTGTGCCCAAGTGTTCGCGCCGGTATTCATCAGCGTACTTTTTCGGGTCGACTCCCTTGTTGATGCCAGCGTTCTGCAGTGCCTTGGTCAGCTTCAGGTACGCAACACCAGCACGCAGGTCGTCGATGCCGTACCCAAAGATGATGGTGAAGTCACACTCGCGGAATGGCAGGCCCACCTTGTTCTTGTCCAGCTTGGCGCGCACGTTGACACCAGTGGCCCGCTTGGTGCCGTGCAGCGTTGCGTACTCGACGCCAAGGTTGGCGAGGTACACCACCTGCGATGCGTAGAAGTCCAACGCCTTGCCGCCGCTGCGCGTCGTCTTGCGGCCGAACATTGCGCCAATCTTGTCGCGCACTTGACTCACGATGATGATGGTAAGCTGCTTGCGCTCCATCTTGCGCACCAGCCGCCTAAACAACTGCGATAGCTGCTTGGCCTTGTTGGCACCGTAGCTACCCTCGTCCAAGTCCCGCTTAAGCTCGGCGCGGTCGGTCAGGGCATCCAGCGAGTCAACGATGTACAGGCCCGGGCCTTTGAGCGTGCGCAACACCTGCTGCAAATCTTCGAACATGTCCTCCACTGTTTCCAGCGGTTGGCCAAAGTCGATGCGGCTGACTGGCATGCCAAGCGCCTTGGCGTAGCCCTTGTCGAACGCAGCCTCGGCCTCACGGTAGAACAGTTTGCCCTTGGGATGCACGCGGATGAAATTGGCGCACGCCTCGATGCACAGCAGTGTCTTGCCCACCGCCTTGTCGCCAACGATGTTGGCGATGCGCCCATCAGCCCAGCCACCACCAAGCGCAAGGTCGAGCAGCTTGCACCCGCTGGGTATAAACTGGACGTCCTTTTCATCGTCGACAAAGTAATTGCCCGCACCCTTGGCCCGCGTCGCCGCTGTGCCTTTGGCTGCCGGTGCCGCAACCTTGCCAATCCGTACCCGAGCCATCAGCTTTGTCCCCCATTGGCAGGTGCATCGGTTGGGATGCCCGCGTCATGTGTTGCCCAGCCCATCGGGCCGCGTGCGGTGCGCCGCTCGCCTGTGCGCCTGAACCGGGCAACCTTGGTCGCCACGCCATTCGGTATGTGTCCCTCGCTGACCGCGCGCCCGGTCATCTTGCATTCCAAGTCCACGTCCACCGTTTGCAGGAACGTGCCGAGGCTGCGCGTGTACAACATTGGCCCGGGCGGCTCGGTGTTGTCGGTGTACACCACCACCGGCATTCCGTTTTCATCGTAGCCGATGCCCAGCACAAGGTATTTGCCGCCCTTGTAGTGCTGCCACACCTCGTCTCGCTTTGGTAGCTGTATCATCTTGCACTCCCTTTTGCTGATGCAGGTTGGGGGCAGCGTGCCTCCCTAAAGCCGCTGCCCCCGATGCGCTTACGACTTAACGCCTGCGCCTGCGCGGTGCAGGCTCGTCGTCATCATCATCGTCGTCGGAATCGCGCGCACGCTTGCGGGGACGCTCGTCCTCGTCATCGTCTTCATCCGAGGAACGGCTGCGCTTCTTACGCGGCCGGTCGTCCGCGTCGTCATCGTCATCAGCCGGGTCCGCCTCGTCCTCGTCATCACTGCGCTTGCGCTTCTTACGACTCGGCGCATCATCCTCGTCGTCGTCATCATCCGATGCGCGCTTGCGCTTGCGCGGCGCAGGCTCGTCATCGTCATCGTCATCAGCAGGGCGCTTGCGCTTGCCGCGCGGTGCGTCCTCCTCGTCGTCGTCATCGGAATCCCGATCACGGCCGCGCCTGCGCGGTGCAGGTCCGTCGTCATCATCGTCATCCGAGTTACGGCTGCTGCGCCGGTTGCGCGGCCCCTCGTCCTCCTCGTCATCATCATCATCCGAGTCACGCCGCTTGCGCTTGCTGCGCGGCGCGTCATCATCATCATCGTCATCGGTGCTGGCAGCCGAGTGGCCATCCACCACCTCTTGCAGGTAGTCGGCATCGTAGAACTTGAGCAGCTTGGGCAACGGCCGCTCCTCGGCTTCAGCGAGCCATTCCTCGGCCTCGCGTTTGTCATCCGACAACGGGCTTGGGTCGCGGTCGATGCTTACGCCGCTATACTTGGTGTTTAGCTTCTGGCCTTCGAGCCGGAAGAAAACATCGTACCCCTTCTTGGCGTTGACAATGTTCAACACCTCGCCGGTCTTTTTGTTTTGGCTGGCGAGGGACACGTCCTTGTCAACAGTCCACGGCATGGCCCACACGGCAAGCTTGGGCCTGCGCTCGTTGCGGTCGATCACGTACGTAAGCACGCGCTGCTTGGCACTGATGCGCTTGCCCGCTTCAGCTTCCTTGCCGCCCTCGGCTTTCATCTCGTTGGCGGCATCGCAGATGGGGCACGGCTTGTCCTTCATCTTTTTCAGGCAAAGGTATGAGCCTTTGTCTGCGCCGATGCCGTAGTGCACCCAAATGTCGTGCCCATAGTGCTCGGCATCTTCCCATGTTGGCGGCAGGAAGCGCACCGCGTTATCACCACGCGGCGGGCTGTACCGGGTGACGCCTTCCTTGAAAAAGGAATCGAAGCTGCCACCGGTTTGCTCGCCACGCCTGCGGACGTTCTTGTCCAAGTTTTCCTCGTACGAGGAGCGACCGCTGCGGCGGCTGCCCCTATCATCATCACGGTCCCTAGTCCTAGCCATGCAATGTCACTCCTTTTCCTGCATGTTACCAAACTCGCTCAGCACCTTGCGGTGGTGTGCGTGCTTCACCGAATGCCACGCATGTGCGACCGTCAGCGTGACGAGATACAGCGCCGACAAGCACGCGGCACCGTAAACTGCATATTCCAAAAACCTAGTCATCCTCCCTCTCTTGCCGCTTGCGTACAGCGTTGGCCCTGCGCCGCGCATCATTGGCCTGTACGTCCTGCACACGGCGCGCGGCACTGCGGTCGATGTCCCCGTAGTAATTGGCGATGAACAACGACACCAATTCCTTTAGCGCGTAGCTGCGCTGGCTGAACGCTTCCTTCAAAGCGTTCAACTGATTCACCTCGTACTGCAGGTCGGCAAGCAGCTTGCGCGCAGCCTTGACACTAGGTGCCACGGCAACGTGCGCCTTGATTTCACCGACCGTATATTTGTCGCGCGAGCGGTGCAGGCCCAACTCCACCTGCGCCTCCGCATCGGCAACGCCCTGCTTGGCCGCATCGCGGCGGCTGGTGGCCAGCGTCAATTCCTTTGACACGCGGTAGAACAAGTCGGGCTGCTGCAGCAGGCCATCATCCAGCGCATCCTTGCTGATGCGCAGGCCCTCCTCCAGCCCACTGATATCCAGCGGCTCGCGCTGCTTGAACACACCGCCGCTGTCATGCAGCACCCGCAGGTACACGTTGTCCTCCGCATCCTCGTCATCGCGCCTGCGTTTTACCCGCACCCTAGCCATGCAAAAAGACTCCCTTTTCTATACATACCCGGGTCTACTTGCCCGGGGGCAGCAGCACCTTGCCAAGCGCCAAATACAGCGGTGCCATTGAATCGTCGTCGTAGAACGGCCGCTCAAAGGCATCCATGATGTCCAGCAGCCGCCCGGCTGCCTTTTCGTTGTTTGTGCCTTTCATCACGCTTGCCATGTAGCCGTTTACAACACGGCGGATGCCCTCCGGTGTCTGGCCATCACATTCGGCAACCAGTGCCTTGGCCTTGATGAACGTGGTGCCCTGCACCAGCGACCGGCATAGGGCAATCACCGGGTCGCTATCAACAGCCGACCGCAGCAGCCGGGCCGCAGCCTCGCGGTTTTTGACACCGCGCACCGTGGCCAAGTTGACGAGCAATTGCCGGGCGCTGCCGTTGGCTTCCCGCACGCACAGGCTGGCCACGCCCTGCGGCAGTTCAATACCCTCCTCGGCTGCCACCTCGTCCAGCAGGTCCTCCAACTGCTGCGTGCCTATGGGCTGCAGCGGCACAGGTGTGCACCGGGTCTTGATGGTGGTCGGCACCTTGCTTGCGTTGGTGGTGCAGAAAAACCAAACCAAGTGGTGCGGCGGCTCCTCCACCACTTTCAACAGCGAGTCCCATGCTTGCTTGGACAAGCCGTGTGCCTCGTCGATCACCACACCGCGCCGGTCGCCACCGATGGGCTTGTACAGGATCACGCTTTGCAGCGCACGCATGTGGTCGATACCATTGTTGCTGGCTGCATCGATCTCGATGATTGCATCGTCCGTGATGCCAAGGTGGCTGCAGCCAATGCGCGCCAGCGTAGTCTTGCCGGTGCCTGCAGGCCCGGTCAGCAGGAACGCTTGCGAGTCAGCGAGCGAACGTTTGAACGCCTTCACCGCTGCGCCGTGGCCCACCACCTCCTCGAAGGTCTTGGGCCTGTATTTCAAATGCAGCGGCGCTACCCGCTTATCCGCTTGCACGCCTTCCATCCCGGTGCCCTTTTTCACTGCGCTGCCCTTTCCTGCCATGATCGCTTTAGTGACTTTGATAACGCCTGCCGGTGTGCCTTGGTCTTAACACGCCCGGTGTGTGATTGACTCATCTTTGCACGAGTAGCCGCGCTGGCTTTAGTGCCTAAGCGTGCCACCCGTATTCGATTGCGCATCGCTTTTGTAAGGCGCTTTTCCTTCATGTTGTCTTCAAACAAGATGATACGAACGTTGTCGGGCGCATACGGGCCACGGTCACCATTGCGCGCCATGACATACTTGCCACGCCCAAGCCCGCGCAAGTGCAGCTTGCCAGATGCTTTCCAAAATGCCAGCCACTCATCAAAAGTGAATAGCATCTTGATGCCACGATTCTTAGCCCGCCACACTTGCTGGTGGTACGCAGTTTTCAACCGCTGATTTGCTTCCATGATTTCCATCCCGGTGCGCGCTCGTACTTGCCTATCTCCTTCAGGTTGGCCCAATCTTGTCCGGTGCTAACCTCCACCTCAAGCGGGCAGTTGATCCACGGGAAGTTGATGCGCGTCATGTGGTCGACTGCGATGTCGATGTATTCCTCCAACCGCTTGCGCGGAAAAATGAAAGTCAGGTCGTCGTGAATCATCATAACCGGCTGCAGGTAACGGTTACGCTCGCGAGATAGCGAATCCCATGCAGCACACACGATGACGCATTCGTCTGCTTGGATGGGGCTGTTGATCATTTGGTTGGGGCTGATGGGCGCGTACTGCCGATAACCGCTAAGGCCTGTGACGTAGCCAGTGCGTTCAAAATTTTCCTTTAGCACCTCGTGCCATTTGTGAATGTCACGGAACTCGCCAAAGAATTCCTCGCGCAGGCCTTCGCCAATATCAAGCGGCACGTGCAACTCGGTGGCCAGCTTCTTTGGGTACGCGCCAAAGAAGGTAGGAAACACAAAACGGTTTTTCACCAGTGACCGCTTTTCCTTCCACTCCTTGGGGTCCTGCTCTTTGGTCAGCTTATGAAATTTGGGATACCGCCGGATCAACCGCTCAAGCCAGTCGTGGTGGATGTCGTAGTGATTCCAGAACGATTCAGTGAGCCGCTTGTCCAGCGACTCCATTGCAACATTGCGCCCTTGGATGCCCGCGTAGTCGATGGCCACGATCACGTGGTCATCATCAACCTTCACCTGCTCGCGTATGAATACCTTGGCACCACGCTTAGGCCAGTTCTGCGCGTTCGGGTCTTCGCTGCTTGTGCGAGACGTGCGCACTTTGGTGGTGGCGATCACCGCGTGGAATTTGCCATCCGGGTACACCAGCGGCGACTCGGGCTTCAGCACGTCCACGTACGTTGACTTAAGCTTGGCAACACCGCGATGCTCCAGCACCAGCTTTGCCAGCGGGTGTTTTACTTTTTCAAGCGTAAGCTTCTCGGTCTTTTCCAAGTTCATCTTAAGCAGGTCGTTGAACAACCGCTTCACATGGTTCTGATTCGACGGCTCGAATTCGTGGCCAAACTTTTTGGCGTAGCGCTCGGTATCCGGCTCGTTGAATATGTTGTCCTCGATCACGCGCAATTCCTTGCGCAGCCGCTTATCAAACTTGGTGACGGTGGCTTGGTCGACCGGCACGCCCTGCACCTGCGTTAGCACTGCAGCAGGCACGCGGCGCATGTGCTCGTCGTACACCCAATCGAGTTTGCGCTGGCGCAGCAGCTTCACTTGGTAGCGGTAGACCAGCAAGTGGTACTTGGAGTCGACACCGTTGTAACGCAACACCTGCTCAAGCTCACAGCCGTCAAGGTTGTTCTTGTCCAGCGTCGTTGTCATATCCTTGATGGGCAGGCCAAAGTATTCATAGCACTTGAAGTCCAGCGAGTGTGCGTAGGCCCGGGTATCCAGCACAAAGCTTTGCGACTGCGTGCATTCCCATTTTGGCGTGAACGCTACCTCGCGGCTAAAGGTGACGCACGACCATTCCAGTTCAAACGCCAAGTTGTGCACCGCCTTGTGCACGTGCTTGGACGTCAACAGGAAGCGCTTTAGCCGCTTGCGTATGGTGGCGCGGTCCTCGTTGCTGAATTGGCTTTGCCGGTGGTCGAGCGGGAATGCCAGCGTGCCATCGTCGATGCTAAGCGATAGCGTCAACAGCTTGCCATCACGGTACGGCCGCAGCGCGTTGGTCTCGTAGTCAAAGCCGCAGGCGTCTGCAGCCTCGCACTTATCAAACCAATCCAGCACCGTGCGCAGGTCGCCCGGCTTTGCGCCTGTAACCCAGCGCACGTCACGCTCGGCATCCTCGAACGAATGCACCACCGGCTTAGGCAGGCCTTTGCGCACCTGCTTGAACGCGGTGCGCAGGTCGTGTTGGAACGCAAACTCGATATCACTGCCCCACTTGCGGCTGCTTTTGCCCGGCTCGTACCACTCGGGCCATGACTCGATGATGTCCGCAGGGCTGTTGAAAACGTAAAACCAGCACGTGTGGCTGCCGATCTTTACCGGCATGCGCTTGCCGCGCCAGTTGGGCAGACTTTGCGATTGGTCCGTTACCCATTTCAGCGGCAACGCGCCAAAGCCAAAGATTGCGACCGGCTTCTGCCTTTCAATATCCTTGATGATGCTAGGCCTGCAGCACTCGATTTCGACTTGGTCCGGCACCCGGTCCTTGGGCGTGCGCGTACGCACAGCATTGTTGAACCGGATCGCATCGTCAAAGTCGTCGGGTATCAGCCTGCGCAGGTACTTGCCAGCGTCGCCGCGCATTTGCTCGTCAGCCAAGTCATCCTCGCGCAACGGCTGGTCGCCAAGGATGTACACGAGCGGGCGCTTTGCCCCGCTCGGCTTCATATCGGGGCTGCACGCCTTTTTGTTCTTGGCCAGCGGGCACAGGCTGCAACCGGCAGCGTGCAGGGCCGCGAGCGATAGGCCCTTCACTTTGGTCGGGGCCTGTACCGGGTTCTCGTCGTATTCGTAGAATCCCAAAGTCAACCTCCTGCCATCTTTTTATCGCGCCACCAGCGCCGTTTAGCGTCGTACTTGCAGCAGGCAAACTTTTCACGCGGCCCGTACATGGTGGTTACTCCCGCTTGCCGGGCACCACGAAATACTGCGCGCCGTTGCCCTCCATGATGAACGCGCGGTCAGTGATGGCCATGTTGACAAACGTGCCGATGCCTTCGCGCACCCGCTTGGGGCTGACCGTGATGCTGGCCTTGGCGCTGCTTGCCAACTCCACCTCATCCCATGCGTCACCCTTCTTTGACTTGGTGCTAAAGGTGGCCTTGGTGCCAGCCACCTCGATGTCGGTCATGATCTCGTCGGCGCTATCGCTTTCGATGATGCTGGCGCGTTCAAGCACAAGCTCCATCTTGGTCGGGATCGGCACCAGCTTCTTTTGCACCTCGGGCGGGTAAAAGACCTCCATGATCTTGTCAAAGTTCATGGGTTTGGTGTGCGTGGCAGGTGGCACCGGCAGCGAGCCAACCAGCACAATGCCGTACTTGCCTTTGGTCATGATGTAGGATTTGTCGCCTGCATCGGATTCGATTTCCAGCGGCACCTCCTTGGCACCATCATCGGTCACGGCAAGCAGCGTGCGCAGGAATTCAACCGGCACCACCGCGCGGCCCTTCCACGATCCGCTTGTGATCTTGAGTTGCGAATGGGATAGCTGCGCATCGTTGGTGCTGTACAGGTCCAGCACGTTGCCGCGCCCAATGAACGTGACACCGCTCATGCCGAACGTTGCCTCGCCCTTGGCCACCGATAGCATCTGCACGCCGATGGCCCGCTCCAGCCGCTTGCGGTTGACCGTGAACGTGTTGTCCTTGTCCATGGTGCGCGGCTTGCTGATGGCACGTGCCTCGGTGGCTGGTAGCATCGCAAAGGAAAGTTTGGTCGACGAGCCGACTGCCTTGATCAGCAACTCGTCGCTGTGCCCGCTTTCGAATTTGCACTCCTTGAAGCGTGACGCCTTGAGCAGCCCCAGCAAGCGCATGCCGGGCACACCACCGGCAAAGGGAGTCTTTAGCGGGGCCTGCATGTGGATGATAGTGTTGTCCGCGATCACGCGGTCGCCAGTGAACCAATAGTGAGTCAGCTTTATCAGCGTTTCGTTTTTGGTCACTGCAGGCGCAAGCAGGTCGAGCCGCGCAATCAGGTCGGAGCGATTCATTTCAACAGCCCTTTCGTTTGCAGCACACGCAGGTACGCGCGTGTGATTGAGTTGTATGCGATGGCGCGGGCGCGCAGTGATGCCTCGCCGCGTGGTTCGGCAAGCAGGCGGACAACGGCTTTAGGCCCCAGCCGCTCGCGGTACACCGCGTCGCTGATGGCCAGCACAAAGTCGTCGGGAAAGTGGTGGTCGGACGGCAAAGCCGCCCGGGCGGGCGGCTGCTTGGCGCTGGGGGCCTTGGCCCCCCGTTTGGCTGGTTTCTTTGGCAACCCTGCCCCCTGTATAAACCGAAATAAGCCTGATGGGCGCGTTTTGCTGGACCGGGGGCGGCTGGGGTAGCCGCCCGGGCGTTTTAGCGGCACAGGCGCGGGCCTGTGTGGGGCTGGTGGGCAGCCCCCGGGCAAGCTGGTAGCACCCGGGGGCCGCACGTCAGCCGGTGGCGAGCCGACCGGGGCGGGTTAGAATTCGCCCTTGGGCAGCCCAAGCTCCTTGGCGATACGCAAGATCTGCAGCGTGCCGCTGATGGCTGCGCGGATCGTGGCCGCGCTCAGCCCCTTGTGCCCAGCCTTCTTGAGTGCCTTTTCGATCTGCTCGAAGCTCTGGCGCGGATTCTTGACGATCATGCGCCGCACCTCGTAGTTCACACCACCGCCGCTGCCGGTGCCGGTGCTCTTCTTGTCTGCAGCCTTCTTGGTGGTGCCGCCCTTCTTGGCCTTGGACTTCTTGGTAGCCATATCGCCCTCGTCATCTTCATCGTTGGAATCGCCGTCAGCGTCATCGCTGTCGTCGTCATCGGCATCACGCGAACGCTTTGCCGACTTGGCCTTGCCGCGCTGGCGCGGGGCAGGCTCGTCGTCCTCGTCATCCGAATCCGAATCATCGGAATCAGAATCCGAATCGTCATCGTCGTCCTCGTCGGCCGCACGGCGCGATTTGGATTTCGCTTTGCGGCGAGGAGCAGGCTCGTCGTCCTCGTCCTCGTCGTCATCTGCATCGCGCTGCTTGCGCTTGCGCGGCGCAGGCTCGTCATCTTCATCCTCGTCGGAATCCGAATCGGAATCTGCATCATCATCATCGTCCTCGTCGGCATCACGCCGCGATTTGGATTTCGATTTTGCAGCAGGCTTGCCCTTGCCCTTGCGGGGCGCAGGCTCGTCGTCCTCGTCCTCGTCATCCGAATCCGAATCATCGGAATCGGAATCCGCGTCGTCATCATCGTCCTCGTCCGCAGCGCGGCGCTTGCCGCCCTTGGCCTTGGCCTTTGACTTGCCGCGCGGTTCATCATCCGCCTCGTCCTCGTCATCAGGCTCGGCATCGGGGAACGGTTCGATGTCCTTCTTTTTCTTGGCAGGCTTGCCTTTGTTGGCGAGCACCACCTCGGATGCATCGTTCAACCATTCCTGCGCTTCATCCGAAAGCTTGTTGAACTGCGAATCGGATAACTTGTCGGCACCAAGCGCCAGCCGTTCAAGGTACGCTTGGATATCCTCCGCAGCCTTGGGGCCTTTCAGCCCTGTAGCTTTCAGAATCTCTTTTTCGATCTGACTCAAAACGTGCCTCCCAACATTCTAGGGGACGCCCGGGCATTACGTTGCAGGTGCCAACCGCCCGCTTAGCGGGCACCTGTACCAAGGCAGCGCCGGGGCGCTGCATCGATGGCTTAGAAACCTTCCCTCACCTATACATACGCTAGGCGCTAAGCAGGGCCGATTTCACCTGCGGCAGTACCGCAGGCGCGTCATCAGCCACGCCCATCATCTGGCGTACGCGGTCCTCGTCGGTTTCGGGTAGTCGGGGCTTGATGCGCTTGCGCGCAGGCAGGCGCAAAAGCCGTGCACCTTCATCGGACTCCATCATCAATATCGCCTGCTTTGCAACAGGGTCCATTTCAACGAGGAGCAGTGCGTGGTCCAATTCATCGGCCGGTGCTTTCACGTACCGGTCCCAAATGTCGTACTCGCTTATCATGCTGGAGCCTGCGATCAAATCAGACACCAACACCTCCTGCAGCTTGGTCCGCTCGTTGGCCAAGTCGTGCAGGTGGTTCATATAGCTGCGTTTGAATAACGCCATCAGGTGGGCACGCTTAAGCGTGGTGCCCGCCTGCCGCTCGTACTTGCTGGTCACCTTGCACCAAACAAGGCAGCCATCTTGTATCAGGTCGCTTAGGTCGTAGAACGTGGCGACGCGCCAGAGATTCAGCTTCGCCGTACGCAGCAGCCAGTGCCGCGCGCCGTTGTCCATTGGCATCAATTTGGAGTCCTCCCACCATGCCCGGGGTTACAGGGTAGCGCCGTGCCCTAGCGGTGGGCAAGGAAAAATTTGGCGAACGAGTCCCGGGTAAATTCCCCCGGGTCTTTCAAGGCTTTTGGTAGGTGCGCCGAGTCTACGCGCACCGACGCAAGTTGCTGGCTAACCCGCATGCCAAGACTCACTGTGCCCTTATCGAGCAACAGCAGCACCCGGTCGAACCGCCGCGCAAGGGTGTGCAGCAAGTCCACCTGCGCCTCGGTTGGTGCGGCCGTAAAGAAGCAGGTCGCACGAATGCCTTGGCTGCGGCCAAGCACGTCCACCTTAAGCGCATCAAATGGTCCCTCGCACAGCACCAGCAACTCGCCACCTGTGTCCTCCAGTTCATCGAACCAAAGCAGATAATGCGAAATTGCACCAAGCGCCGGGCGGTAGCCTTCGCGGTCGGCCGACTCTTCATCGGTGCTTAGCGTCTTGTACCGCAGCGTTGCATTCTTTGAAATGCTGCGCCCGGTCCATGACACCAATTCCCCGTCATACGTTACGGGGAAGATGATGCGCCCTTGGTATGAACCCTCGATTGCATACCGGATGCCATAGCGGTTGGTCATCTTGCCAATCTGCAGCGGTGTGAAACCACGGTCGGTCAAATACCGCACAAACGGCCGCGCAGATGGCTGGCCACCTAAGCGCCTGAATTCATCAGGCAGCGGCAAGTCATCCACCTCGGGCGCATCATCGTTGCTGGCAAACAAGGCTTTGACACGGTCGCCAAAGTCCTCGGGTAGGAACACGCTATGGCCAACGATCTCGCGGGCCTTGTCCATCGAACACCGCAGCAGCGCCCGCACAAGGCGTGCAGGCGATTTGCCACGGTGGTCAGGGTGCCGCCAGCACCGCCAGCCCTTGCCCTCGATGTTGACCGACAAGTGCTCACTAGGATCGTCGGGTCCGCAAAACGGGCAGTGGATTGCGATGTTGCCCCGGGACACGTTGGCACCGCTGGTGCGGTACTTGATGCCGTGCTGGTCAAAGAAGGCACGCAAGTCAAACATCACTTTTGCCTCCGGGTTTTGACAATGGTGGTGGTGCTAGGTTTGTCAGGTTCGGGGCCTTTGCCATTCCAAGCAACAATGCGCGCCGGTATCTTCATTGGCTTGATCTCGGTGCGCCCTTTGCCGAACCGAACACCACGCACGTGCGCGCGCCTCCAGTGCGGGCGCGGGTGTTTTCGCTCGTCGTACTTTTCACTGCTGCTGTCCTCGGCCTTGGTGCTGCGATACACGCGGTCGATGTACAGGTAATGATGCTGCGCAATGGTTGGCTTGCCGCTTGCCCTGCGTTTCTTATTCAGCTTCTCGCAGTCGATGCGTTCCTTTTCGATGCCCTGCGTGTTGTAAATCAGCGTGGCACAGATGAACGCGTACAAGGCCACGTGCGCATCGCGCCGCTGTATGACCTCGGACACCTCGTCCAGCGCAGCAGATGGCTCGTAGTACGCAAACTGCCGCGCCGATGTTTTCACCCATGGCTCGCCATCAGGCCCGCGCTGGATGCCGACAAACGTGTAGTTAGGCGAGTAAATCAGGTAATCGCCGTGGTCATCCTTTTCGATGCGCCCGATCTCCACCAGCACGTCAAAGCTTTTGTCCTCCAGCAATTCCTTGAACTGCTTGTAGGCAGCGGCCTTGTATCTTGGATTCAGGTTGGCATCCTCGCCAAGCATGGCGTACTTGAATCCGTCCTGCACCTCCTCGCTGTGCAGGTCGCTCATGTGCACCAGCGCACGCGCGGTGGTGTTGGCACCAGTGGTGTAATCGAATTCAACATTCATGATCGGGAACGGCAGGCCAAGCATCTCGGCCTCTTTCAAATCCACCATCGACTTTTGAAAGTCCACCATGCGGCCCTCCATCATGCGGCACACAGTCGGACTCATGACAAACGATGGGCAACCATCTGCATGCACCGAGATACCTTCGATGATGCGGCTCAGGTCTGCGCCGTATTCGCTCCAGTGCTTGGCCTTGCCGGGATCAACACCATCGCGGCCCAACACCGTTCGATGCGTTGCGGGCAAGTACACCTCGCCCGCGTACGCCAACTCCAGCGCCTTGTGGAGTTTAGATTGAACCGTCGTCGCCATCGTACTTGCGCTCCTTTGCCTGCGCCTGCCGGTACAGCTTGTCAGCCTGCAGCGCTGCCTTTGCGTAGGCAAAGCACAGGTCGACCGCTGCAATAGGGTTGTGCGGATACGCCCGCCGTTGCTCGGGCGTTTCAATTGGCCACCGCTTGCCTTGGCAGTCCGGGCGCACCTTGAAGATGGCCCGGGCTGCGATTTCGATTCGCTTGTCGTCCATGGCTACTCCTTGGCCTCGCGCGGCGGTGGTGCTTGGTATTCAGCAGCAGCCCATTCCACCGCTGCCTCCGAAAGTTTGACCAGCGCATCCTTGAAGTCAGCGACCACCGTCAACCTGCCAAAGCGCCCACGCAGTGCCTCGTCTTCGAATTGAATATCGAAGGCAAAACCAACCACGCTGCGGCCAACACGCGCAATCACAGTGCCGTCCTTGGCAGTGATGTTGCCAACGTGCTCGCCCATCATGATCGAGTTATCGCTGCGCGATACGGATGCGGGTACGGGTACGGCTGGCCAATGCGGGTTGTTCCACTTGTCCCTTGCGGGCGAGTCGAGGTTCACGTTCAGCACCGTGCCGGGTGCGATTTCCACCTGCATGCTTTTCTCCTGTCAGGTAATGCTCGTTTGCGTAATAGCGCGGAAACTTGTCGGGCTGGTCATCCATGATGCAGCCACTAACCTCCACGCCCGGCTCGACGATGGTCCCGAACATGCCCGGCTCCCATCGCAGTGAAACCCGGTCGCCCTTATGGACGACCGGGTACACCTTGGCTGCTTGCGCAGCAGCCTTGTTGATGCGTACGCGCATTAGCCGCGCTTCGCCTTCTTGGCTGCCTTGGCTGCCTTGGCCTTGGCCTTATCGACAACGCGGTTCTTTTGCACCTGCTGAATGATATGCAATAAGCCAACGAGGCATAGTGCATTCAAAATGAAGCTGGGCTGCCCTTCATCGGTGGCCGCTGCGATACGCTTGTGATGCCGGTACAAGAAGTCCGAAAAGTACCGTACCTCATTCTTGGTCAGCGTGAACGGGTGCGAGGTATTGGCCTTGTCCGCTTTGGCTTTCGGATATTTCTCGTTACGGAACGCACGCAGCGCCGCAACAGCCTCATGCACAGTCCATTGAACAGCAGTCTTTTTTGCCATGTGGATTCCTCCGTTGCTGGCGTGTGTGGCCGAGGCGTTGTTGCCCCGGCTGACTCGTTTCAGATTCAGCAGCAGCCAGTGGTGGCGCTACTGCTGACTCTGCAGCCTTGCGCTTAAGAAGCTTCTTGAAATACTTGCGCAACTCGTCAACGCCAGTTGCAGACTTGAATGCGCTAATCGATTGCTGCACCTCGTCAACAGCACTGGCATCATTGGCACTCCCTTTCCAAACCTCGTCGCATGTTTTTCCAACATGCCCCAAGGGGCCACAATCAAAATCCAGCGCAATGCGCCAATTGAACAAAAGTTCAAAAGGCAATGTGATTGCAAAAAGCTGGTCTTCATCACCGTCCGCACCTATTGCCCATGTGCACGCACTGACTTTGTGTGGGCTACCCGATCCACCATAAAAGCAATGCATGCGAAAATCAGCCAGCGTTAAAACAAGCTCTTGCAAAAGCAAGTTCTTGAACTTGGCATAATCATCGTCATCGTAATCCCCGATACACGATGCATCTGCGCAGCGGTCAATCATCACCGCCAACAAATCAGTGTTTATCTCTATGTGCTTCAAAAATGGAAAATCAAAATCCATTTTGCACATCGCTGTTTTTGTCAAACCAAGGCGCGACAACAAGCGCTTGAATGTAGATTTTAGCATCACGGACTCCATTTACGTGGTGGTAAGGGCCGAGGTGTTGTCGATCAGATCATGCACCTCGGCCCCCGGGAAGCGCTGCGGCTATGCGGCAGCCGCGAGGCGCTTCCATTCGGCAGGCTTAAGCTCGATGATTTTCGCGCCAGCCCGTTCCATGTCGGTTGCCCGATCATAGTCGTCCACGTCCTGCGATGCCCGCGTGATGGCATTGTACAGGCCGAACCGGTTCAGTTCACCGCCTTCGATCAGGTGGCGCAGGATGTCCGGTGCATCAGTTGGCGACAAGCCAAGGCCGGTGGCCTGCTTGGTTGCAAGCTCGATCACCTTCACCGGGTCGCCTTCGATTTTGTGCTCGCGCGTTTCCTCGATGGTGTCGCACAGCGAATCGAAGTGCGCCCGGTTAAAGGCTGCCTTGGTAATGTCAGCTACCTGCGCAAAAAGTGCCTCGTTGGTCTTGCGCATGGTATCGTGTGAAAGCAGGTGCATGGTTGCCTCGTTGGCAATCGCATGCCGCGCACCTGTGTGATACTTGCGCACGCTGCGCTCGCCAAAGCTGGCGAGGTTGCTGCAGAATGCGTCGTACACACCACCAAGCACCGACAAGGCGCTGGCACCGACCTCGCTGTTGCTGATGGTAACAGCCGGGCTCAGGCACCGCACGATTTTGTGCTGGCCATCGCCAAACTTGCCGCCCATGGCAGCAAGCTCGCGCTCCACCTTGCGGTCGACCGCCTTGATGTACAGCCTGCGGTCAGTGATCTCGCAGGACATGACCGCAAGGTCCATTTCCATCAGTACCGGCAGCACGGCGCGCGCAAGCTCCTCGTTTTCGAGTGGCCGGTACGCATCCGACAAAAACGCCCGGGCCTTGCCGTCCATCATGCGCACCATGCGCTTGACCGGCACACCCTTGTCGGTCACGTCGCGGGCGAGCCACGTGTTGACGTTGTCGCAAAGCAGTTGCGGTGCCTCGGCGCGCATCTTGTCGTAATAGGGCTTGGGGATTCCAGCGTGTGCGCCAACCTGCACGTGTGCGTGGTCGTTGATGCCCACGTACAGCCGCCCGGCAATTGCCAGCCCGGTATCGTCACCCAGCCGACCGCCAGTCGCCATGCGGATGTCCTTGGAGGCAACGACCACGTCCTTCTTTGCAGCAGCGCGGCGTTCGATTTCGGCAGCAAGCTCCTGCAGGGTTTTTCCAGCTTTCATTTTAGGCTCCTGTTGAGTTGTGGCTTGTCATCATCAGGCGTGCAGGTGCCACCTGCAACGCGAGGCTGCGTTGTGCACAGCCTTTCGACATTCACTCGGCCTCCAACACACGCTTGCTAAGGCTGGCCTTGCCCACCTTTTTGCAGCCGTCAGCCATGGCCTTAAGCGCCACCGGGTCCAGCTTGTGCTTTTTGGCCAGCTTGGCAATGAAGCCGTCCAAGTCGAACGACTCGCGCGCCTTGCTTACCTTGGCCAGCACAGTGAAGCGCTTATCACGTTCCAGCACGTGGTCGCCTTCACCAGCGGCCCGCATGTCGTCATCGCTAGGCAGGTGCCCGCCCTGCTTGGCCTCCCATGCCTTTTTCAGTTTGGCATCGGCAAGGGTGCTAACCTCCTGCCAAAAGTAGATGCGGCCAAACTCCGATGCGCGCAGGGCATTCGATCCTGCATACACCTCGGCAACACCGGCCTCGATTCGATCCTTAATCTTCGCCATCGGTATCCTCCAAGCATTTGAACGTTGGCAGTGTAATTGGTGGTTTGCGCCGCCCTGCTGATTGAGCAACGCGGGTCTTGATGCTGTGTGGCCTGCCTTTCGACTTTGGCATCCACACACCGTCAGCCGAGCAACTCGGGCGCGGCCCTAACTGGTCAAGGCCTGTTGTACTGTAGCTCCTACGCTTACCGCCTCCTTTTGTCATCGGTACATGACTCCAAGTTTGCGCCGCACGTCACACCGGGCATTCATAGCCGCCCGGTGGTCGCTGGCGCTTTGTGAAATGATGACTCTTTGCTTGGGGCCACCATTGCCCCAAGACACGTGTATGTGCGACCGCCGTTCGATCCGGTAGTCAACCTCGGCCTCTTCTAGTTCCTCGATCACCGCTTCAAGCACAGCGTTGCGCCGGGCCATCACTCCACCTCCACCTTGCCCTGCGGCCGTGGTGTCTCGTCACTGCCGAGCCCATAGTCGTCAAGCAGCACTTGCGGGAAGCTGATCCAGAACGTCCATCGCTCCTGTCGTCCCGGTGTTGAGTCTATGATTGTGATTCGCATTTGCGCCTCCATACTGGCTGTCATCGTTCAGGCTGCACACACCACTGTGCAACGAGGCTGTACCTTGATGGAGGTGCAGCCTTTCGATTTTGTATGGGGCAGGGTCGCCGGTTTGATCTTTGCGGGCCGCTGGGGTCTCGCTCCCGGCATCATGTGCACATGGCGTGGCAAAGCTTGTCGTCGATTCGACAACGTGCTGCGTTGTCCGACCATGCACCGGGCTACTCGCTGGCTACTGCCGCTTTTGCCGTGTGGTGGGCTGCAAGGCGCGTGCATCCCGGCTCCTAACCCGGGGGGCGTCTCGGTCCCTCTTGCTGCGCCCGGGTGCCAGTTCGGCTTGTCATTGCGGGCGGCAGCAACAGGGGCAGTATAGGGCCAAAGCCGGGCGGGCGGCAAGGGGGTTGTCAACATCGGTTAACGAATTCAAACACCGATGAAATGGGCACTTATGCCTTGCCATCCACAATGGCCCTAAACAGGTCGGCCCCCTGCTTGTGATATTGCAGTATCCGCTCATCGTACGTACCGGCTGCCACAAAGTCGGCAAGTACCACGCTTTTGTGGTTCGAGTACTGGCGTATGAACCTGCGGTCGGCTTGCTTGCGCATCACTGCTGCAACGGCCGACTCAAAGACCAAGCCATAGCGAGCAACCTGCAGGTTCAATCCAACCGCCATTGAATTCTGCAGTATCAAAACGCTGTGCTTTTTGCTGGCATCAAACTTGGCAAGCACACCTGCAGCGTCCTTGGTCTTGCCGTAAATGCGCACGGTGCCAACACCACGCTCCTTTAGTGCGCGTTCGATCATGTCGCCGCTGTGTGTAAAGTCGTAATAGACGATGGCCTTGTACGCGCCGTTGATCTCGTCGATCATTTCAAGCAGTGCGTCCAGCTTTGGATTTTCCTTGAACTCGTACCGGGCGCGCGTGCCTTCCACGTCGTCCTTGTACCCAATCCAGCCGCTCGATATCTGGCGCATGCGGATGAACGAATTCTCCTGCGCAACCGGGTTGCCACGTGCAGCGCGCATCTTTTCCATTGCATCGATGTACATGTCATTTGCATCGCGCCCAAGCTTCACCTTTTTGATCACTGGCACCACGCGCGGCAGGTCGGCCTCGTCCACCTCGTACCGGATCGAGCCAGCGGCCATCATGCGGTGCAGGTCTGGCTCCATGCGGTGCTTGAACTTGTACTCGCTGCCGCCCCAAAAGTTTTCGGACTCCGTGAAAAAGGCAGCACGGAAAAGTCCAAGCGTTGGCCCTAGCGTCTTGCCGTGATCGACCACAAACATCTGCCCCCAAATATCTTGCGGGTCGCGACCGAACGGAGTGCCGTTCAACGCAAAGGCAAATACCACCATGCGTGACAACTTGCGGCACACCCGGTGCTGCAGCGAGCCATGCTTGCCTTTCATGACCACCTGAATCGACTCGTCCATGATTAGGCCCTGCACCCGGGCAGCCACCTTTTTCATACGCGTCGGATTCATCACCAGTTTGTTTTTAGTCTTGCCCTTCTTTGTGACTGCCTTGGTGGTCGACACCATGCGCGTAAAGCCAGCGTACGTGTCGATGAATATATCCGCGTCCACCGTTTCCAGCGTGCGCCACTTTTGCGTGGTGCTGCCGCGCAGCACCACGTGCGGCGTATTGGGGCTGTGCTTCCTAATCTCACGTGCCCATTCGTCCCGGTTCACTTTGGCTGGCACCAGCACGAGCGAACGCTCGGCACGCTTGGCCCGTATGAAATAGCGCGCCAACGCAATCGACGTCAGGGTCTTGCCGGTGCCGGTATCCATCCAAAAGCAAAACCGCTCGTTGATGGCACCTAGCAGTAGGGCGACGCGTTGATGCTTGGCCAGCTTTTTCCAAATGGGCGGGCGCACCGGCAGGCGCTTTTCCATGATGCGCTGCAGCTTGGCGAGCGGGTAGTCGCGCCACTTGCGAAAATCTGGACGCGGCTGCTGCAGGAACGCCCGCACCGCACTCGGCCGAATAAAACCCATGCCCGTTACCCTGCCCCTTGACCGACCACCGTACCGGCTGGCACTATGCCCGGGCAAGCTTTACCCGGTGGTGGACACCAGCACAGGAGCGAGCCTTGCAACCCGGGCTGCCAAAGCCAGCCCCCTAAGCCCCGGCAGGGCCTCCTAACCCAGCCGGGGCTTTTGCTTTTCCGGGGCACTGGCGCGTTTTGCGGCCCCCGGGGGGCCTTGGGTAGCCCCCGGGCGCAGCCAGCGCACAGGCGGGCGGCTAATCCAGCCCTATTCGCCCTCGTCGCCATCGCCCTCGTCGTCCCCTTCGCCCTTGGCCTTTAGCGGCTGGGGCATGTGGTCGGCATAGTACGCGGTATTGAGCATGGCGCTTTGCAGCGCGAATTGGCCTAGCCGGTAATTCTGCGTAATCACTAGGCCAAACTTGTCGGCATCCGAGCGGGCCTTATCAACAAACAACCGCGCAAGGCCTGCAGCGTGTTCGGCATCGGTTTGCGAATACGTAAGCGCAATGTCGCTGGTGTTGATAAGCGATATGTCCTCGGCAACGTGCGTCACCCGTAGCGTCTTGGCCTCCATGCCAACGCGGCCAACCTGCGATGCCGTTACACCTGCAATGTTGCGGCGCTGTAGCAAACCGCGAAAATCTTCGAACGTGCGGCCCAACGAGAT